AGTTACTACTACAGTGACAGATTTAACTGCCCCAACTGAAACTGGTTTAAATGTTACAATTACACCGTCTGCAACAACTAGTAAGTGTTTAATTGTTATTAACGCATCATTACAAGGCACAGGAGGTGCTTACGTTAGTGGGTTGATAAAACGAGATAGCACTTTAATTCCAATAGTTAGTGGTCAAACTAATGCTGGTTTAATGGGTTATGCTTTTAACCCATCTTCAATAGTAAGTGGAAGAGGTGGTTTTTCATTTTTAGACTCTCCATCCACAACAAGTGCAATTACATATAAATTCTGCATTACTCGATATGGTGGTTCAGGGACTGGAAAGATGAACTCAAACACTGGTAACAATGACCTTAGTTCCATGTTTGTAATGGAGATTGCACAATGAAACATGAAGCAATCATTAAATTAAATTCAAAAGTAGTTACAATTATTGGTGATATTGCATATGACAAAGATAACAATGTAGTTGAGTATGATTTATCGGCTATTACAACTGAATCAAACTTAATGGCGTTACGCCAAGAACGTAATGCTAAACTTGCTGAAACAGATTGGTGGGCATCCTCTGACATTACTATGTCATCTGCACAGACAACATACCGCCAAGCCCTACGAGACATCACAGACAGTGCCACATCACTAGACGATGTTACTTGGCCTACGAAACCATAGGAGACAGATATGGCATTAACAAAATTAAACAATCAGTCTCTTAGCGCAGTAACAACGGCTGGGATTCCTATTCGTAGTGGTAGTGTGCTGCAAGCAATAACTGCTGAAAAAACAGGTATATATGACGCTACCACATCACTTGCGGATGTTGGTTTAAGTGCAGCAATTACCCCTTCATCATCAAACAGTAAAATATTAATTTTACACTCTGCGCCTTGTATTTCTACTGCAACTCAAGATGTAATTACCGTTCTTTTACGAGGTAGCACAATTATCTACAATTTTAATTTGTATGGTACTAGTTCTAGCTGGGATTCTGCGCCTAATACTTTTTCATACCTAGACAGTCCAGCAACCACAAGTGCAATTACTTATAAGATTCAAGCAAAAAAAGGCACTGGCACTTATTATTATAACTACACAAATGGTGTAGCATCTCAAGCAACGCTTACTCTTATGGAAATCGCTGGATAATGAAAACGTCACAAGAAGTTTCACCAGAACTACGAGTTGCTATAGAGCTAGAAGCACACGAAAAAGAATGTGCAGTACGCTATGCGTCTGTAGAAGATAAACTATCAGGTCTCGACAAAAGATTGTGGAGACTTGAAGCAATGATAATGGGGTCAACGGTAATAGTCGTTGGCTTAGCATCCTCTCTCTTAATGAAAATGTGAGGTTAATAAAATGATCGCAGAAACAATGGCAGGTATAGCTTTAGTTAAAGGCGCGGTTGATGGTATCAAAAGTATGATCGGTACTGCCAATGATGTAAGCGAAATAGCTGGTTATATAGATAAGTTGTTTGAGGGCGAAAAACAAGTACAACAACAAAGAAATAAAAAAGATGGAGTAGATAACTTTGGAGGTATCGGAGGCGTAGCATCTGAAGTTATTGATGCAAGACTAGCTGCAGAAAAACTCCAGGAAGTAGCTTCTTTAGTTGATATGCGGTTTGGTCATGGTACATGGAAATCAATTGTTGATGAACGAGCTAGACGTATTAGAGAACAAAAAGAAAAAGTTGCAGCATTTAAAAGAGCACAAAGAATAAAAGCACAAGAACGAGAGGATTTAATAAAACAAATCCTAATTGCTGTTAGTTGTATAATTGCAGTAATAGGGATAATTATAGCTATGGCTGTATCAGTAGCTAAAGCAACATGAGGAGATTAAAATGTTTGAAGTATTAGTATTAGTTTGTTTAGCATCAAACCCTAACACATGTTTTGAGTTAGAAGATACAAGGGGTCCGTATGAAACAAGAAAACAATGTGTAGCCCGTTCAATAGAAATGCGTGAATTTATAGATGAAATGCCAGATCATATACCTCAAGCATATAAGTGTGTACACCATGAAATAAAAACATAAGTGTGTACACCATGAAATAAAAACCCCAGGAGTAGCAACATGATATCTGCATTGATAGGCCCTGTAACAGGACTGCTAGATAAGTTTATCCCTGACGCTGATGAAAAGGCAAGGATTGCCCATGAGCTTGCTACGATGGGAGAAAAACATGCCCAGGAATTAGCACTTGCTCAAATAGAAGTAAACAAAGCAGAGGCAGCTTCAGGCTCTATATTTAAGGGCGGCTGGAGACCAGCAGTTGGGTGGGTCTGTGCGTCTGCTTTTGCCTACCACTTTGTTTTACAGCCCGTCCTGCTCTTTGTAGTGGCCTTAACGGGCACTGAGCTACCTACCCTACCTGAGTTTGATATGAGCACGTTGTTGCCCGTCCTAGGAGGTATGTTGGGGATTGGAGGTTTAAGGACATATGAAAAGCAAAAGAGGCTAACAAAATGAATGTAGATAAATTAAGAGAAGAACTTAAAACTGACGAGGGTTGCAGGTATGAAATTTACTTGGATCATCTTGGTCTCCCTACACACGGCATTGGTCATCTTATTTTATCTAGCGATATGGAATACGGACAAGCAGTTGGCACACCAGTCTCAGAAGATAGAGTCAATGAGTGTTTCGCTAAAGATGTCGAAACAGTGTTATCGGAGTGCAAGAGGTTATATTCCAACTTCGAACTTTTGCCTGAGGAAGTCCAATTAATTATTGCTAATATGATGTTTAATATGGGTAGACCTCGGCTTAGTAAGTTTGTAGGTATGAGAGCCGCTGTAGACTCTGGTGATTGGCATAGGGCTGCAGTAGAAATGGTTGACAGTAAATGGTATCAACAAGTTACAAATAGGGCTGATCGACTTGTACAAAGAATGAGAGCAGTGTAATAGTATATACCCCTTATAGGAAAAATCTATTCAAATAAGAGGTAATAATACCATGAGAAATGTAGAGTACGCTGGACCAATAACATCTATTTCTGAAGAGATTGATGCAATGAAGTATCGTCAAGAGGGTGAGTCTTTTGATGATAAAGTAAAACGCATGGCAGGAGCACTTAATGATACTCCTGAGCATCAATTAGAACTAGAGGACATCTTTGGAAACATGAGGTTTCTACCAGCAGGTAGGGTTCAAAATGCTATGGGAAGTAGGCGTATTACTACAGCTTTTAATTGTTTTGTTAGTGGTGTTATTGAAGATAACATGAAGTCTATAATGAAACGTGCTGCAGAAGCTGCAGAAACTATGCGTAAAGGTGGTGGTATTGGATATGATTTTAGTAGACTACGACCACGGGGCGATCATATTAACTCTCTCGACTCTCAGTCTTCTGGTCCTGTTTCTTTTATGGGGATCTTTGATGCGGTGTGCCAAACAATTGCTTCTAGTGGTCACAGGCGAGGAGCACAAATGGGTGTCCTTAGGGTTGACCATCCTGACATACTCGACTTTATTCGCGCTAAACGTAACAGTGATAAACTCACCGGATTTAATATCTCCGTTGGGGTTACAGATGCCTTTATGGAAGCTTTGGATAACAATACCGAGTACGATCTTTTGTTTGACGGTGTTGTGCGTGGCACTCTATCAGCCCAAATGGTATGGGATGAGATAATGAACTCAACCTGGGATTGGGCAGAGCCAGGGGTTCTGTTTATTGACCGTATACAAGAGATGAATAACTTATGGTACTGTGAGACTATTGAAGCCACTAACCCATGTGGTGAGCAGCCGTTGCCCCCTCAAGGTGCATGTCTATTAGGTTCCTTTAACCTAGTAAAGTATCTTGATAAGAGTGCTGGTAACTATACATTTAATTTTACACAGTTTAAGAAAGACATTCCACATGTAGTACGTGCTATGGATAATATTATTGATCGTACTATATACCCACTTAAAGAACAGTCTGATGAGGCTAAAGACAAAAGACGTATGGGACTAGGTGTTACTGCCTTAGCTAACGCTGGTGAGCTTCTAGGATACCCTTACGCCTCTCCTGATTTTCTTAACTGGACTGAAAAGGTCTTTGCTTGTTTAAGAGATAATTGTTATAAGGCATCTGCTTTGTTAGCAAAAGAAAAAGGTGCATTTCCTATGTATCGTCCAGAGTATTTAAAGTCTAACTTTGTACGTACTTTACCTGCATCTGTTAAGAAGGAGATTAGAGAATATGGCATACGCAACAGCCACCTCACTAGTATTGCTCCTACTGGTACTATCAGCCTTGTGGCAGATAATGTCACTGGTGGGATAGAGCCTGTATTTAGTCATTACTATGATCGTACTATTCAAACATTTGAAGGGCCTCGTGTAGAACGTGTAGAAGACTACGCTTATTCTAGAGGGGTAGCAGGGAGGACATCATCTGATATTTCAGTTCAAGATCACTTAGCGGTATTGCTGTTGTCTCAACATTATATTGACTCAGCATGTTCTAAAACTTGTAATGTGGGAGATGATGTGTCATATGAAGATTTTAAACAAGTGTATGTTGATGCCTGGAAGGGCGGGGCGAAGGGATGCACTACGTTCAGGATCAGTGGAAAACGATTTGGTATCTTTAACGAAACCGTGGAAGCGGAAGAGAAGGTATCTAGCACGAATGAGGAAATGGTTGAAGAAAAGGGAAAGGTTGAGGCTTGCTTTATCGACCCGCTTACAGGCCAGAAAGAGTGCGCTTAGTAATTAATTAACGGAGGAGTAACATGGCAGAAGAAACAGTTTCTGTTACCGATATCGCATCGCAAGGGGTTATCATTGATACTCCTCCTGTTGCCTTAGCACCAAACGTATTTACAGATGTACGTAATGTTAGATTTAAAGATGGTGCAGTTCGTAAAATATCAGGAGA